AGACAAACAAATCTCTTGCGTGCAGGGGAGTGACATGGTGGCTAGAATCCCGCGCCTATGCTACGGCCCTTCTAAGTCTCAGACGATGCTATACTTCGCCAATAGCGGGATGGACTACATAGACCCCGCCAAAGCACTCAGACAAACAGACAGAAAGAGTGGTGCGATATCGGAACGGATTACAGACCATATGATGGAGGGATACGAAACGCGCCTGAATAAATTTTTGCTATTGCAGGATGAAATGCCTAACGATGATGAACTGGAGAAAATGGCAGATGAATTGGAAATTAATTAGTGTGGTAGCAGTGCTTATGCTGAACGCCTGTTCAGTGTCTGAAGATATGATCGCCAATAAAGAATTATATTGTTCTGAAATATACAAAGGTATCCGTGCGGTGGGGCGTGTAGCTACAGAAGTAACTACAGGTATAGCAATACCGGATGCTTGCGACACTATTGACGAGATTGTTGCGGAGGAAAATGCTGACGCGACGGACAAAAGTGATTCGTAACCTTGAGGCATTAATAAAACTATGGTTGATATTTTATGAAACTTAAAGGGATTCTGGGGGCATTGGCTCCTACCTTGGTAAAAGCTGCCACAACAGCAAACCCTATCGCGGGAATGGCAGTCAAATTAGCAGCTAGAAAATTGGGAATGCCTGAAACTTCAACCATCGAACAAATTGAAGAAGTTGTAGAAAACGAACCAGAAAAAGCCGAGATTCTGCAAGATGCAGAATTAGAAATTAAAAAATTAACGGCTAATATCGAGGGCTTTAGACTAGAAACCGAAGATAGACAGGACGCGAGAAAGACGTTCGCCAAAGACCCTACGCCCAAAGTTATTGCAGTTTTGGCAATGGTGGGGTTCTTGGCTTATATCTTTTTGGTTACGCTTCAAGCGCCTGAAAGCAACGACGATGCGATTGTCAACTTGGTGCTCGGTTACCTTGGCGGTCTTGTTACTGGGATTACCAGTTTCTACTTCGGAAGCAGTCATAATGGAGATTAAAGGAATGGAAAAGCTTATCGAACAATTAAAACGGCATGAGGGCGTAAGGACACATGCTTACAAAGACCAGTTTGGTACTGTACATATTGGAGCAGGACGTAATATCTCAGACGGCCCTCACAAAGGATTAGGTTTAAGCATAGAAGAAATCGACTTTATGCTTTCTAACGATATTGTCAGAACAATTAGAGAGTTAAGTGCAGAATATCCTTGGTTTAACGACCTGGAAGAAGGCGCTAGACGTGATGGCATCATCAATATGCACTTCAATTTGGGTAGGTTACGTTTTGCAAAGTTTAAAAAGGCCCTCGCTCATATGGAAAAGGGCGACCATGACGCAGCAGCGACAGAGTTTTTAGATTCGTTATGGGCTAAACAAGTTAAGAATCGCAGTCTGGAAGTTACCGACATGATTAAAACTAACGAGTACGTAGGGTAATGCCCCTTAAAAAACTCCAGTTAAAACCTGGAGTTAACAGAGAAAACACCCGCTACACCACTGAAGGTGGTTGGTATGAATCGGATAAAGTTCGGTTCCGTCAGGGTATGCCTGAAAAGATTGGGGGTTGGGAGCGCATCTCTGCCAACACGTTCTTGGGGGTGTGTCGTTCCCTGTGGAACTGGATCACACTAGGGGGTCAAAACCTTGTTAGCGTAGGCACTAACCTTAAGTATTACCTAGAGCGTGGTGGACAGTACTACGATATAACTCCCATACGGACAACTACTGCGGCTGGTGATGTCACCTTTGCAGCAGTTAACGGCTCTTCTACTCTTACCGTTACTAATGTTTCTCATGGGGCGCTGTTAGGGGATTTTGTAACTTTCTCTGGGGCAGTGACTTTGGGAGGCAATATAACGGCTGCTGTTCTTAACCAAGAATATGAGATTTCTACAGTTCTTACAGACGATACCTACACTGTAGCGGCTAAAGATACTGCCGGGGTTACTGTTACTGCGAATGCTTTGGATACAGGTAATGGTGGCGCTAGTGTGGTAGGCGCTTACCAGTTAAATACAGGCACCGCTACCGCTGTCCCTTTTACGGGGTGGGGTGCAGGGCCGTGGGGATTAGGTACGTGGGGATACTCCCAAACTTCGTCCTCTGATATACGGTTATGGAGCCAGTCTAACTTTGGGGAAGATTTGGTCTTTGCTTATCGCAGTGGCCCTCTTTGCTATTGGGCGGCAAGCAGTGGTACTACAGTTCGTGGCAACATTATAAATCTTACTAATTATCCTTCTTCTGTAGATGTTCCTACTATAACTAACATAGTTAGCGTTTCAGATATTTTTCGTTTTGTATTTGCCTTTGGTACGAATGTTATAGGAAGTGCCACCCAAGACCCTATGCTTATAAGGTGGTCTAACCAAGAAAATGCGTTTGATTGGAGTGTTACTCCTACGGGGACTGCAGGTAGTTTGCGCGTTTCACACGGCACCGAAATCATTGCGGTAGTTCAAGCTCGTCAGGAAGTGTTGGTGTGGACTGATGCGGCGCTTTATTCCATGCAGTATTTGGGCGGTGATATTGTGTGGAACGCACAGCTAATGGGAGATAACATTTCCATTGCAAGCCAGAACGCTACAGCGTATGCCGGTAGTACCGCTTACTGGATGGGTAAAGATAAGTTTTATAGGTACGATGGCACAGTAATGACGCTGCCTTGCAACGTTAAACGCTACGTATTTAATGACATTAATACCGCACAATTCAACCAAGTAGTATCCGGTACTAACGAAGGGTTTAACGAAGTGTGGTGGTTCTACTGTTCAGATGGTGAAACTGCTGTTGATAGATATGTCGTTTACAACTACCTAGAAGATATATGGTACTACGGTAATTTAGCACGCACGGCCTGGTTAGATTCAGGGCTTAGGGATAGGCCAATAGCAGCTACCTATAACAACAACCTGGTAGACCACGAGAAAGGCAATGACAATAAAGAAACCGCTGTTACTGCGGCTATAACGGCTTCTATAACTTCCTCTGAGTTTGATTTGGATGACGGGCATTCTTTTGTGTTGATTAACCGTATGTTACCAGACGTAACGTTTGATGGTTCAAGCGCTGCTAATCCTGCTGCCATTATGACTATTTCTCCTATGGCTAATTCTGGATCAGGTTATAACAGCCCATTATCTGAAGGAGGAAATTCGGCTGCTACGGTAACTAGATCAGCAACTGTACCTATTGAACAGTTTACAGGGCAGGTATACTTGCGGGTTAGAGGCAGACAAGTAGCATTTAAAATGGAGTCTACAGCAGAGGGTGTAGCGTGGCAGTTAGGTTCTCCACGTTTGGATATGCGCCCTGATGGTAGACGCTAATGCCTACTGTAACAGATGAAAGCAATAGAGTAGTTGCTCCTGCCTTACCGACTGGCCCAGCTACTTATAGCAAAGGATATATAGACCGCTTTAATAACATATTACGTTTATATTTTAATCAGTTAGATAACGCACTAAGGAATGCCGTGGCTACTTCCGTACCCTATAATTTACGAGTTGCAGAAGGTCAAGTCGCAGGGGCAGCTTCTCTATTTAAGTTTGGTTTTAATGCAGATGTAGATACTACCGAAGAAACCGTGTGGAGTGGCGGGGGTGATTTAGTTTACCCCGGTGCTGCAGGAGAAGTGTATATCTCCAGCGATGACACTAATGATGTCAACCCAGGGGGCACTGGAGCACGCACGATAAAGATACAAGGGTTAGATGCTAACTATTTGCAGATTGAAGAAGACATTGCTCTTAATGGGCAAACCCAAGTAGTCACTACAAAAGAATACCTACGAGTTTTTAGGGCTTATGTTCTTACAGCAGGGTCAAACGGAGGAACTGCTGGTACTGTTTACGTAGGTACAACAGGCGCTACTGCTGGCGTACCGGCTGTAATATATGCAAGCTTTGGGAGTGCTAACCAGACGCAGATGGCTGTGTACACTGTGCCTGCGAGCAAGACGCTGTATGTTGATGATATTACTTTTACGGCTGCTCTCTCGGCAGCAGATCATTCGGTTACAGCAAAGTTTAAGACGCGAGAAGCTGCTACTAATACGTTTAGAACACAGTTTATACAGGTGATGCAGAGCGATAATAATGTTTCACCTTTTAATTATCCTTTAGCTATCCCTGCTAAGACAGACATAGAGTGCCGTGCAGTAGCCTCTACCACTAACAATCAAGTAAGCGCCTCTTTTCAGGGCGTATTGATAGACGAGTAGATTTAATGAGTTACGTTAAACCTAATGTAAGACCTACAGGCCGCACAAAAGGAGCGAGCAGTGGGTTTGATTTGGTTGGGGGTATTCCTTTTCCTGAAGATCGTTCTGTCAGAAGGTTTGATGGAGATGACTTAATTGGTAAATCAGGAGCGGGTACTTCACTTCAATTAGATGGGGGAATGAGACAACCT